GCGGTGATCCTGCTCGCACTGAAGCACTATTCGACGAAGCTAATACTGCATTCTCTGGTACTGGTACTGGTACAAACCTGGAAACCGCCCGAGCTCACGGTGGTAACTCTTCAAGCCTAGATACTAGTTTAGGTAACGATGCTACTTCTGGCGATCCTGCTGTTACTGACAGCGATATCGATCTAGATACTGCTTTCGGCATCGGTACTGGTATGGATACAGCAACTGCCGAAGGTTCTACCTTTGGTGAAATGGCGTTCTCAATTGATCGTACTTCTGTAACTGCTACTAGCCGTCAGTTGAAAGCTGAGTACACTATGGAATTGGCTCAAGACCTTAAAGCTGTACACGGTCTAGACGCTGAGACTGAGTTGGCTAACATTCTTTCTGCTGAGATCCTAGCTGAAGTGAACCGTGAAGTTATCCGTACTATCAACATTAAAGCAAAACTAGCTACTGCTCAAGGAACTGTAACTACTACTGGTGCTGATGATGTTGCTAATGGTAACTTCGACCTAGACGCTACTGATGGTCGTTGGTCTGTAGAGAAGTATAAGTCTTTGATCATGAAGATCGAACTTGAAGCTAATGCTATTGCTAAAGACACTCGTCGTGGTAAAGGTAACTTCATCATCTGTTCATCAGATGTTGCTTCTGCTCTTGCTGCTTCTGGTCTTTTAGACTATACGCCTGCTCTTTCTACTAACCTACAAGTAGACGATACTGGTAATACTTTTGCTGGTGTACTTAACGGTCGTATGAAAGTATACATCGATCCATATGCAACTGTTAACTATGTAACTGTTGGCTATCGTGGTTCTAACCCATATGACGCAGGTCTATTCTACTGCCCATATGTACCATTAACTATGGTTAAAGCAGTTGGCGAGAATACTTTCCAACCGAAAATCGGCTTTAAGACTCGTTATGGCATGGTTGCTAACCCATTCGTTACTGGCCAAAATGCTGCTGGTGTTGGTACTGTTGGTACTAACCGTTCGAATGGTTACTTCCGTATCTTCGGTGTGTCAAACGTTCTTGGTACTTCATAATAAACATAACGAAATATTGTTAGTTTTGAGGGAGCTTCGGCTCCCTCTTTTTTTGCCTTATAAATAGAGTTACAATAAGTAAAGGTATATTACAATGGCAGCTATCCCCGAAAATATCAATTCTTTATCTCCAGTATCATTCAAATTGGTTCTGCAGAAGTTTCCAAACCTAGAGTTTTTTGCTACTGGCGTATCAGTCCCAGCAGTATCTTCTGGAGTTACAACGGCAAACTTATCTCAAAGAAATATGAATATCTATGGAGATAAGTTGACTTTTGAAGATTTATCAGTTAAACTAATAGTCGACGAAGATATGAAATCCTACAAAGAAATCTTTGATTGGATTAATGCTTCAGTGATGGACCAGTCTCTTCTAGGTGATCAGTTTAGCGATATAACATTAATGGTTATGACGAGCCACAATAATGAGAATCGAACATTCACTTTCAAGAACGCAATTCCAACTTCTATTGGCGGACTTGAGTTTGATGCAGGTGCTACTGAAGTCTCCTATATAACTGCAGATGTGGTATTTTCTTTCTCGGATATGACTATTGAATAAACACTGATACAAGGTATATTATGTACAATATTGAAGAAATTATGGACATGTGGAAAACTGACTCGGAGATAGATCGTTTAAAGCTAGACGAATCTTCTAGAGTTACCCCAAACCTACACGCAAAATATCTTGAAATGATGACCAAAAGCAAACTTGAGAAGAAGTATCTCGAGAGTCAGCTAGATGTTATGTTCAAGAATAAGTGGCTATACTACTCAGGAAAGATGGACGTTGATCAAGTTCGTAAACTTGGTTGGGATCCAGACCCTACAAATGGGTTGAGAGTCTTGAAGGGTGATATGGATTACTTCTACCGTTCTGACCCAGACATGCAAAAGCTAAATGCAAAGATCGATCTGGCTCAGGCTATAATAGAAACCCTTGAAGAGATAATCAATAATCTCAGATGGCGCCATTCTACAATTAAAAATATGATAGACTGGCATCGATTTACTAACGGTGCATAATGAATTCACTAACCGTAAAGAAAAAGAACCACGCATTCCTCAGCGTTATAACAGATCCTTCAATTGAGAACGAACTGAGTGATTTCTTTTGCTTCCTTGTTCCAGGGTATCAGTTTATGCCTGCGTTCAAGAATAAGATGTGGGATGGAAAGATACGGTTATATGATTCTAGAAAGAAAGAGTTGCCCATAGGTCTATTCAAATACCTAAAAGAATTTGTAGGTGCCAGAGACTATGACTTATTTGTAGAGCAAGATGCTTGGTATGGTAGACCTGATACAGAAGTTCCTATCGACGAGGGAGATTTCAACTCCTTTATCAATAGTATGAACCTCACGTCTGGGGGCAATAAGATTAAACCCAGAGACTATCAGCTTACAGCGATCCGTCATGGGCTAGAAAACAAGAATGCTCTTTTGCTATCTCCAACCGCATCTGGTAAGTCTCTTATCATTTATGCCATAATGAGATACTTCCTACATAATAGAGATAAAAACTTTCTTATTGTAGTTCCTACCACTTCTTTGGTAGAGCAAATGGCTTCTGACTTTGCGGACTATTCCGAATACGACGAATACTTTAATGCCATAGACGAGATACATAAGATCTATTCTGGTAAGGAAAAGAACTCTGATAAGAGAGTTACTATAACAACATGGCAGTCAATCTATAAACTGCCCGCAACTTGGTTTGAACAATTTGGAGCAGTAGTTGGAGATGAAGCACATAACTTTAAAGCAAAGTCACTTGGTACAATTATGGGTAAACTTAGGGATGCTGAGTTCCGTGTTGGAACCACTGGTACTCTTGACGGCACTCAAACTCACCGTTTGGTTCTAGAGGGACACTTCGGTCCAGTTTATCGAGTTACTAACACAAAGAACCTTATGGACTCTGGGGCATTATCAGAATTAAAGATAAATGTCCTACTACTAAAGTATCCAGCTGAAGTATGTTTTCAGATGAAGAAAGCTAAGTATCAGGAAGAAATAGATTTCATTGTAAGTAATGAGAAACGCAATACGTTTATAAAGAACCTAGCACTAGACCAAGATGGTAACACGCTAGTTCTATTCAATCTAGTCGAGAAACATGGCAAGCCACTTTACAATATCATTAAAGAGGGTGCTCATAAGAACCGTAAGATCTTCTTTGTATCTGGGCAAACTGACGTAGATGATAGGGAAATGGTAAGGCAAATCACAGAAAGAGAAAAGAATGCTATCGTGGTTGCTTCTCTAGGGACTTTCTCTACAGGGGTTAATATAAGGAATATACATAATATTGTATTTGCCTCTCCTTCAAAGTCTCAGATTAAAGTATTACAGTCTATCGGTCGTGGGCTAAGAAAATCTGACGATGGGCGGGAAACGAACTTGTACGATATAGCGGATGATTTACATCATAAAAATCGTAAGAATTATACTCTAAATCACGCTGCAGAACGTATAAAGATATACTCGAAAGAGAAATTTGATTACAAAATATATGAGTTAGAAATTTGAAATTCGAAATAGACGAAGTTGATATCAGGCACTTTAAACTCATAGATGGGAATGAGGTGATTGGCTATATAAGAGGCATGGAAGATCATGGCTACATAGTTGAATCCCCTCTGCTTATGAACATCTATAACGAAGAGAGGATGCAAAGAATCTTCATGACTCCTTGGTTCACTGTTCAGCCCGATTCATTGACAGTATTCATAAACGCAGATACAGTAATTGCTACTTGCAAAGCCAGCGAAAATACTAAAGAGAAGTACATCGCCACCGCCTTGCGTCTCCGTGAGGTCTATCCCGACGATGATCTGGCTTCGCCAGAAACAGATGATGAGTATGATGATGAATGGGAAACTGATATCGACCCTAAATCGACACTACATTAAAGGTATACTCACCCTCCCCCGCACAACTCTTATATTATACTATAAAAATGACAAAAAGTAAAGCCTTTTCTTCAAATAAATTAAATTAAATTAATACTTTACTTTTGAGCGATAATGTAGTATAATATGCTTATCAAACTTAAAATGGAAAGATTATAATGACTAAACCTGCCAACAAGCCTCATTATGTGAACAATAAATTGTTCTCGCAGTCTGTAGTCGATTACGTCAATTCTGTCAAGCAGGCGCAGGAAAGGGGCGAACCAAACCCCATCGTAACCGAATATATTGCCACATGTTTCTTAAAGATATCTGAAGGTCTATCACATAAACCTAACTTTATTCGATATACCTATCGGGAAGAAATGGTTATGGATGCTGTAGAAAACTGCCTGAAAGCTATCATGAATTACAATATAGAAACAGCCACTCGTACTGGTAATCCTAATGCGTTTGCATACTTTACTCAGATATGCTACTATGCGTTTATAAGACGTATCCAGAAAGAGAAGAAACAGTTTGATGTTAAGATGAGGTTTATTGAGCAAGCATCCTTTGAAGAGTTTATTGTTCAGCATGATGCATCTGGAGAAGATATAGGTGATAATGGGTTTATCGAAGAACTCCGCAGTCGTATCGATAAGGTTAGAGATTCTGACCGTGTCCTCAAAGAGTTCAGCAAACAAGAGAAGATAACCAAGAAGAAGCAAGACAAAAACCTTGAACTGTTTATGGGATAAATTATGAAGATTGCTATATTGAACGATACCCATTGCGGTGTCCGTAACTCGTCTGACATATTCATTAACTACCAAGAACGCTTCTACTCAGAGGTTTTCTTTCCATACCTAAAAGAAAATGGTATAAGCAACATCTTGCATTTGGGCGATTACTATGACCACCGCAAGTATATTAACTTCAAAGCACTTAACTCTAACCGCAATAGTTTCCTAGAGGTACTCCGCAAAGAAGGTATCCATATGGACATTATTCCAGGAAACCATGACGTATTCTTCAAGAATACTAACGAGTTGAACAGTTTGAAAGAGTTACTCGGGCACTACATGAATGAAGTAGATATTCATATGGAGCCAAAGGTTCTAGATTATGATGGTTGTGGGGTAGCAGTCATACCTTGGATCAATAATGATAACTACCATTCTACAATGAAGTTTATTGAAAACTGTTCCGCTTCTATTGTGGGTGGGCATTTCGAGTTGGCTGGTTTTGATATGCATAAAGGGTTTCCTAACCCACATGGTATGTCTAGCGAACACTTCAAACGTTTTGAGATGGTTATGTCTGGTCACTTCCATACTAAATCTCAACAGGATAATATCCATTATCTTGGTTCTCAGATGGAGTTCACTTGGACTGATGTTAACGATCCTAAATACTTTCACATATTTGATACTGAGACTCGTGAGTTAACACCAGTATTGAACCCTATAACTATATTCTCTCGCATATATTATGATGATACGGATAGAAGCTACTCCGACTTTGATGTAGATAAGTTGGCTAATAACTTTGTTAAGGTTATTGTGAAGAAAAAGAAAGACCCATTTACCTTTGACCGATTCATCGACAGACTACAAGCTATTGATACCTATGAGGTAAAGATTGCTGAGACCTTTGAAGAGTTTGCGGGAGAAGCTATTGAAGACTCTGAAGTAGACGTTGAAGACACTCAAGATATGCTTAATACATATGTTGATGCAGTTGATACTGAGCTGAGCAAAGATAAGATAAAAGATATTGTTCACGGTTTATATGTTGAAGCACAAAATATGGAACTTATGTAATGATTCATTTTACTAAACTCAGGTGGAAGAACTTCCTGTCCACTGGTAACACCTTTACTGAAATACACCTTGACCGCTCCCCCTCTACATTGATTGTAGGGCATAATGGCGCAGGTAAGTCTACCATGCTAGATGCTCTTTCGTTTGCCTTATTCGGTAAACCTCATAGAGACATCAAGAAGCTACAGCTGGTTAACAGCATCAATAACCGTGACGCATTAGTTGAAGTTGAGTTTACTATCAGCAATGTAGAGTTTAAGGTTGTTCGTGGTATCAAACCAAATAAGTTTGAGATATGGCAGAATGGTAAGATGGTAGATCAATCATCAACTAGCCGAGACTATCAAAAGTTCCTAGAGCAAAATATCTTAAAACTTAATCATAAGTCTTTCCACCAAGTAGTTGTTCTTGGTTCTTCGTCTTTCATTCCGTTTATGCAACTGCCGACCTATCATCGTCGTGAGGTGATCGAAGATTTACTTGATATTCAGATATTCGGTAAGATGAATCAGATACTGAAAGAGCAGTCGCAACGTCTCAAAGAAGATGTTAAAGATAATAAGTATCAAGTAGAACTGGTCAAAGATAAAATTGGTTTACAGAAAGACTACATCCGTGAGATTGCTGACATTAATGACGGACAAATATCTGATAAACGTAAATCGATAGAAGAAAGTCAATCTACTATTACAGGTATACAAGAAAGCAACGCAGCACTATCGTTGTCGATAGAAGAATCTTCCAATGGATTGAAAGAAAATATATCTAATGCTCAGAGTAAGAAACAAAGTTTGCTCAAGTATAAGGCTCAGTTCGAGCAACAGATAAAGTCTGTAGTTAAGGATGCCAAGTTCTATGAGAACAACGAGCAATGCCCTACCTGCGAACAAGATATCGCTGAAGAACTAAGGCAGAATAAACTAGAGACTGCTCATGAAAAAGCCAGAGAATTAAACAAGGCGGTTATCGATGCTTCTTCACAATCTGCCGCAGTAGAAGCTAACATATTGGAGTTAGATTCTATATCTGAAAAGGTTCGTGAAGATACTTCGGAGTTGACGCTCAACAATAAAGAGATTTCTCGGCTACAGAAACAGATAACTGCCTTAGAAAAAGATATCACTAAACTTACCTCTAAAGAGGGAGATCTTGGGGAAGCTAACTCTAAGCTGACTCAACTAAGTGAAGAGCGTGATTCATTAACTGAGAGAAAGTTAGAACTATCTGAGCAGAAAACCTATCAAGAAGCTGTGGGTGAAATGCTAAAGGATAGCGGTATCAAAACTAAGGTTATCAAGCAATATCTGCCTGTAATGAATAAACTGATCAATCATTACCTGCAGGTTATGGACTTCTATGTTTCGTTCAACCTTGATGAGAGTTTCACTGAGACTATTAAATCTAGATTCCGTGATTCGTTCAACTATGCCTCGTTTAGTGAGGGTGAGAAACAACGTATTGACTTGGCATTACTATTCACTTGGCGACAGATTGCTCGTATGAAGAATAGTGCTTCTTCTAACCTATTGATCCTAGACGAAACGTTTGACTCCTCTCTAGATAATGACGGTATTGAAAATCTACTCAAGATATTAGAGACCCTAGAGGAAGGAACTAATACGTTTATCATATCTCACAAAGGTGATGTTCTAGACGGCAAGTTTAGGTCTAAGATAGAGTTTACTAAGGAAAGAAACTTCAGTAAGATAAAATAATTTAAAATAATTCAAAAAAACCCTTTACTTTCTCAATTGCTTATAGTATAATACATGTATTGATTGAGAGGTATTCTATATGACAGTTAAATCTACTCTAGCTAGATTGCTTGCTAATGAAAACATTGAGGTGCGTGAGGGTAACTACCAGACCGCATCGTTCGATGTTGTTAACCGTGTTCTAAACCTTCCCCTATGGAAAGACAAAGGTGCTGATGTTCAAGACCTGCTTATTGGTCATGAGGTCGGTCATGCTTTGTTTACTCCTAGAGAGGGTTGGCATGATTCCGAAATAGATGTCGAGGGTATTCCTCGTTCATTTCTTAACATTATTGAAGATATCCGCATTGAGCGAATGATCCGTAGTAAGTATCCAGGATTAGTTAAGTCGTTCCAAGGTGGTTATCAAGTTTTGTTTGACGAAAACTTCTTTGGTACTCAGGATAGGGAATATTCTTCTTATGGGTTGCCTGATCGTATAAATATCAAAGCCAAGTTAAACCAACTAGTAGATATTACATTTGATAAAGACGAACTTCCTGTAGTAAAGAAATGTTTCTCTGCTGAAACTTGGGAAGAAGTTGTTGATGCTGCGAGATCTTTACTTGACTATGTGGGTGTAGAGAAGCAACAGGATCAACCTGAAAATCGAAATGAAAACCCTGAGGGGGATGAAAATGAAGAAAGTATGGAACAAAGCTCAGAAGAAGTACCATCAACTGAGAGTCAGGCTGGCATTCCTGAAAGTAAGCCTGACGATAAAGGTAGCGAACAGCAAGAAGTTACCGAAGCCGTTGAGGAACACGATAGTTCTGATTCTGATGAAGATGTAAGTAAAGATATCGAGGAAGGATTCTCTAGCAATGCTGGTGCTGGTAACGAGATCGTTGAGACTGATGAAGCGTTCCGTTCTAAAGAGTCTGATCTTCTAGAAAGCCATGATGGTGATAATTCCCCTGTAGTTGTTCGCTCCCTAACCTTAAAGGAAGCCAAGAGTCTTGTTGCTGATTACAAAACCCTTATCGATACCAGAAATGATGAAAACACTCACTGGTATCAGCGTAGATATTTGACCCAATCTTATGATGAGTTCTTGGCTGAGACCAAGTCTGTAGTTAATACTATGGCTCGTGAGTTTGAGATGAAGAAAGCTGCATATCGCTACTCAAGATCTAGAACTTCTAAGACTGGTTCTATTGATGTTACTAAACTATACTCTTACAAATACAACGAAGATATCTTCGCTAGAACTACCAAGCTGGCTGATGCTAAGAATCATGGTCTGGTAATGTTGGTTGACTACTCCGGCTCTATGGATGATTGTATTGCTAATGTAAAGAAACAAGCTATCAATATCGCACACTTTTGTCGTAAAGTGAATATCCCTTTCCGTGTTTATGGGTTTACTTCTAATGGTCTTAAAGAGCGTAACTTTAAACACGTTATTGATTGGGAATCTATGTCTCTGTTTGAGTTACTTTCTAATGAGATGAGCAAGAAAGACTTTGAAACTGCTTGTTATCAAATCTATAACTTCCATGAGTCTACGCATGAAATGATGGGTGGTACTCCTCTGAATCAGGCACTGATTGCTATGCATACTTTGATTCCTGACTTCCGTGATACTTATGGTCTTGATAAAGTAAACTTTA